GACTACCGTGGGACGTACGGCTACTATTGGAGTGCATCGTTCTACTCGGCTACTAATGCCTGCAGCTTGCTCTTCTATAGCTCTTACGTTAATCCCGCCAACTACAACAACCGGCGCTATGGTTTTACTGTGCGGGCGGTTCAGTGATTCGCCTCACCCGATTTTCTGGGCTGTGCCAACCGAAGCGGCCTCAAGCCGCTTCGAGGCACAGACGGGAAAATCGGAAAGAAAAAGATTGTTTAATAATTAAAATTCAAGTTCATCATGCAGATAACCCCTGCTTTAGCCTACGAAGCACAGCGTCAAGACGCTGAATCGTGGAATAAAATCATACTTCACAAAGACGGCACGTTTTATCATGCCTACGAATGGAGCGCATGGCTCATCAAGACTGTCTCATGCACCGAAGTCTTCCAAAAGCAGCGCGGCGACGCAAAGATGCTTTCGGCACCGCGCTACAAAACGAAGAACAACGAGTATATCCTGATAGGATTTCCCATCGAAAGTCTGTCGAAATTCATCCCAGAATACACCAGCCTGCGTGAGATGGAAGGTGGCGACGCGCTGGAGATAGGCATTGACCTTGGTCTGAAAGGCACCGAGACCTTTGAGGAGTTGGACGCTGAGTTCAACAAATGGAAGAAGGCGCAGCCGGAAGCGAAGAAAGCAGGCAAGACGAAAGACGGTGATAATGTGCAGAAACGCACAGGTCTGTTTCAGATCATCGCCGAAATCGTTGGTTATCCTTTGGAGAAACGGACTCAGGATGAGAATACTGAGTTCATCAGTTATCTGAAAGAGAAGGCAGCAGAGCTGCTGTGATATTTGATTTATTGATACAGACCTCCCGTTTCGCATTTTTCGGGCGATTCAGGCGAATTCATAGGTTATCCGTCCAGTGTGTTTCGGCACACAGGAAAGAACAATGATAAGAGGGCAGAGGGCTTCCAATGATCAGGGATTCTCTCGGTTGGTCGTTACAGGCGATAACCGTGTTGACGGATTTTTCTTCCCCGCGTCTGGCAACTACAATGGTACGACGCTCAACAACCGTGGGACGAACGGCAACTATTGGAGTGCATCGTTCAACTCGGCTACTAATGCCTACAACTTGAACTTCAATAGCTCTAACGTTAATCCCGCCAACAACAACAACCGGCGCTATGGTTTTACTGTGCGGGCGGTTCAGCATTCCCCTTGAAACAACGCTGCAACAACAACAGGATGCGAAACGGAGAAAGCAAACAAGTGAGGACATCATGGCATACACCCTGACACGCGATGCGCTGAAGCTCGACCTCTACGCAGCCTATCACATGGCCAAACGACACAAATCAAGAAAGCACTATGTGCGCGTGTTTGAACGACGGCTCGACGAAAACCTGCAAGAGATATGTGACGCACTATTCGACAGACAGTACACGCCAGAACCCTCCAGTTGCTTCATCGTTGAACGTCCAAAGAAACGGGAGGTCTTTGCTGCGCAGTTCCGTGACCGCGTGGTGCATCATCTATACTATAACTACACCCATGCGCTGTTTGAGCGCACCTTTATCCAGGACTCTTATTCGTGCATCAAGGGCCGTGGCACGCACTATGGCATCGAGAGACTAAAGCATCATATTCTGGCGGAAAGTCGGAACTATCAACGTAGGTGCTGGGTGATGTCGCTCGACATTCGCGGCTATTTCATGCACATCGACCGCCAGATATTGCTCGACATCGCTATCAACTCCATTCGCAAGATGGCCACCCACAAAGTGACGATTGACGGTGATGCAACATTTGGCGACATCCTCGACATAGACTTCATTTGTTGGTTGACGGAGCAGATTGTATTACTCGATCCAAAGCGGTCGTGCAAGATAGCTGGAAGCCCATCTGATTGGGACGGTCTCGACAAGAATAAATCATTATTCCACACACCTGATGGCTGTGGTCTGCCGATTGGAAACCTCACTTCGCAGCTATTGTCGAATGTTTATCTCAACGAGTTCGACCAATTCTGCAAACGTAAACTCCATTGCAAGCATTATGGCCGCTACGTGGACGATGCGTATGTCGTGTCGCATAACAAAGAGTGGCTTCTGTCATTGATTCCGAAAATGGATAAATTTCTGCGTGAGCGGTTGCATCTGGAAATACATCGCGGAAAGACACAGATTCGTGAGGCGCGTTACGGTGCCGAGTTCCTTGGTGGTTTTGCGAAGCCATACAGAACCTACATGAGTCACGCAGCAGTCGGTAGACTGAAAGCCGGCATCCGACGATTGCCAAAGAACGACCGTTGGCAACTCTTCAGAAGCATCAACGCTATGCTCGGCGTGATGAGTCACTTTGACTCGTATCGTCTGCGCAAAAAATTATTCTGCATTGATCGGTTCACGAAGTACGGCTATTTCAACGATGATATGACAATCTACACGCTCTATCCGAAAACATAGTAAACCCAAGACCATGAAAGGCACGATAAGAAAATGATAATTTTAAAAACGACAAAGTTATGGTAAACAAGTATTCAGGAAATGTGAGCGACTTTCAGCCGGTGGTTGAGGACGCATCAAGAGTGGTAATCAGTTATGGACTGAAGGAACTTGGCGACGGCAAGGCCGAGTGGTTCGAGGTGGTGTTCTATAAGAAGCAGACCGCAAAGCCGACCATCGAGCAGGTGAAGAAAGCCGTGCTCGACGACATTAACAAGCAGACCGACGAGAAAATTCTCACCGGCTTCGTGTGGAACGACATCCCCGTATGGCTTTCAGAAGAGAACCAGCGTAACTTCTCCGAGGCGCAGCGCATCGCCATGATCATGCCAGAGGCTATTCTGCCCGTGACATTCAAGCTGGGCGAGCAGGCCGACGAGACTCCCATCTATCACGAGTTCGAGACCAGTGAGGAACTGACTGGCTTCTACCTTCAGGCCGTAGCCTTCATCAACCAGACACTCGCCGAGGGTTGGCAGCGCAAGGACGGCATCGACTGGGCACCCTACGAGGCTGCACTGAATCCGCAGCCTGAGCAGACCGAAGGCACGAAGAAATCCACTCGCAAGAAGTAACCAAACACCCGAAGACTATGGCAACGATAAAAGGACAGAACCTCCGCTTGTTCATGGAGAACGGCTCCGGCCATTACTCGGCCATTGCAGCCGCGCAGTCGTGCAACCTCTCTGTGCGACTGAGTGTGAAGCAAATCTCCACAAAGGACGATACCGACGACTTCGCAAAGAACATAGCCCTGAAGTTGTCATGGAGTGTGAGTGCCGACGGCGTGGTGACCGTCGATCCCGACCGCAACGACCCAGCATCGCTGATGAGTCGCATAGGGCAGACGGTGCGTGTGGAGTTGGCTATGGCTTCAGGCGAACAGAACAGTGAGATGGGCGAGGTATTGCTGGCCGGTGATGCCATTATCAGCGATGTGCAGGTTCAGGCCACCAACGAAGAGGAAAGCACCTACAGCGTGCAACTGACTGGTAAGAAGAACATGCTGACCGACATCCGTCTGATCGTGACTTCCGACAACCACTACATCCGCACCACCGACGGCAACCTCGTGGCCGCAGAACATGAGTCATAAACAAAACGACAGGACTATGAACCAGAAAAGACAAGTAGCAATCGTGCATTACAACACGCCGGAACTGACAGAGGCGTGCATCTACTCCATCCGCAAGCACGGCGGGCACGACTATCATATCACCGTGTTCGACAACTCGAATGCGCGACCATTCACCGCGAAGATGGATGGTGTGACAGTGATTGACAACACCAAAGGTCAAGTGATCGACTTCGATAAGGAACTGAAGAAATACCAAAAGGCTCAGTATGGCAAGGTGAATGACTATGGCTCAGACAAACACATGATGAGTGTGCAAAAACTCTGGGACATCATCGACGCGCCATTCCTGTTGCTCGACTCCGACGTGCTGTTGAAGCAGAGTGTCGACCTCATGTTCCGTGACGATGTGGTGGCCGTTGGTCATGTGCAGAATCCGCAGCCAGGTAACAACTTCAACCTTGGTCGTCTGGTGCCTATGGTATGCTATATCAACGTGCCGTTGTGCCGACAATACGGGCTGATATACTTCGACCCGAAACGTGCATGGATGATCCATTCAGACAATGTGCATGACCGCGCGAACTGGTATGACACCGGCGCAGCCTTCTTCGAGGACATCCACGCCAAGAAGAACGGGTGCCGAGGTCAGCGCATCGACATCCGTCCGCTGATGGAGCACTACAAGAAAGGCTCATGGTGGGGAAATTGTAAGGGCGACCACATGAAATGGTTGGAGCAGCACAAGCAGCTATGGAGTCCGACACCCAGGATGCAAGGCAATAAGAAGGTGGCCATCTGTGCCATCGGGCGCAACGAGAACCGCTATGCCGTGGAGTGGGTGGAGCACTACAAGAAGTTGGGCGTGGCAAAAATATTCGTCTACGACAACTATTTCAACAACGAGGAGCCGCTGGCCGTGACGCTGAAGAAATACGTCGATGCAGGCTTCGTGGAGATCACCGACATTCACGACCGTAAGGGAATGCAGCACCGTGCTTACGAGCACTGCTACAAGCACCACGGCGACGAGTATGCCTGGATTGGTTTCTTAGACTTCGACGAATACCTCAGATGGGATGGCCGTAAAAAAATTACGGCAATGTTCGCACAGTATCAAGATGCAGACTGCGTGCTCGTGAACTGGCGACTGATGACCGACAATGGCCTGACGCATTATGATCCGCGACCGCTGAAGGAACGCTTCACCAAGGTGATGCCGCTCGATACCCATGTGAAGTACAGTTGGCCGGAGAACGACCATGTGAAATGCTTCGTGGCTGGTGGTCTCGGTATAGTCAACTTCAACAGCCCGCACCACCCAGAGACACGGATGCGCTGCGTCAACGTGAGCGGCAAGGAGGTGAAGAACGAATCGTTTGTGCATCCCTATGACCACAGCGTGATGCGATTGGACCACTACTGGACGAAGACCGCCGAGGAATGGATTGGTAACAAGCTGATGCGTGGTTTTTCGAGTGGTCGCACCTACATGGATAACTTCATCAAGCAACAGGAGAACTATTTCTTCGCCGTCAACAAGCGCACGCCGGAGAAAGAGCAGATCATCCGCGACGGGGTTCAGGCAGTCATCGACAACCACGAGAACATGGTTTTCAGACGGTAAACCCCACGCATGGATTTGTAGGATTAGAAAACAGAATAAGATATGAATATACTTGGATTATTCGCACCAACAGGCACGCTGCCAATCTTCCGACGTGAAGCGACACCGGCACCCATCAGTGCCGCTGGTGTACCGTCGACCACCGACCCGAATGCTGCGAGCAACAAGCCTTCGGAGAATAATGGCTCATACGAAGAGAAAATCATCAGGGTGAGCAACCCAAACACGTCGCTCACCATTTCAGCCGTTTACCGTGCCGTTGAGCTGAAGGCCAAGACCATCGGACAGATGGAAATGCAATATCAGCGAAAAGACTCGGAGAAGGGCAATTATGTGCAGTCGATGTGGGGAGAAGGCCGCATCCTGAACTGGCTGATGCAGAAACGTGCCAACCCGATCATGACCGGCAGCGAACTTTTCCAGCAGATGTCGATACACCGTGAGCTCCTGGGTAATGCTTTTGTCTACATCGAGCGCGACTATGACGGACAACCGAAGAATCTCTGGTTGGCCTTGTGCGGTGGTTATAATCCAATGACGGGTACTTACACGCTTACGTATAATACCGACCGTGGTATGCGCTCGCGCTTCGAGGCTCCGGCTGAAGACGTGATCCATTGGCGTAACACCTACCGCCATCCAGATGGCTACATGGGTCTGCCGACTCACCTCTACGCCATCCAGACGCTCTCGCTCATCGCAACTGAGAAGCAGCAGGCAATGGAAACGGCTGCAAAGGGTGGTCGTATGAAATTGCTCATCGGTGAGGACACCAGCAAGACGGTGGCACCAATCTCAGCAGGTCTGTACGACAAGAAGGAGATGGATAAGTATGCCGACGAGATCAACAACCGCATCTACTCGAAGGATGTGACCGCCCTTCGTGCGCTTGATAAGGTGATGAACATTTCGCTCAGTGCGCAAGACCAACAACTCATTGAACAACTATCCATCGGTCTGGATGACGTGGCAAGATATTACGCCACCCCGCGTCCGCTGCTGATGCTTGATACCAACTCGCACTACAACGACTATACCAATGCCACGATGGAGTATCTGCAACGAACCATCGCACCGTTGGCCCGTGAATTGGAAGATTTGTTTGATGCCAAGTTCCTGACTGCATACGACTACGGCAAGCGTCGTTTCCACATGTGCGAGCTGCCGCTGATGCGTATGGACTTGGAGAAGCAGGCCAAGGTCGATCAGTTGCGCTTGCAGATGGGTTGGACGGTCAACGAAATCCGCAACCAGTACGACATGCCGGCTATCGAGAAGGGCAACATCCCGTATGTCAGCACCAACCTCGCAGAACTTGGCAGCGAAAAATTGAGCGGAGCCGTGCAACCAGGGCGACCAACCGAAGAGAGTAAACCCCAGCAAGGGAATGAACCGAATAGTAACGAATAATCAATTTTGAATATGGATGCAAAGAAAAGAGAAATCAGAACCGTTGACTGCCAGCTGGCCATTAGAGAGGCGCAAGGCGGTCAGGAGGGCGAGTCTCGCACCATCACCGGCACGGCCATCGTTTTCAATGCTGAAAGCGAAGTGCTCGACGACTGGGGCGAAAGATTCCGTGAAGTGATTCTGCCTTCTGCTGCCACGATGGAGTTCCTCAATCGTTGCGACATCAAGATGAATATGTTGCACGACAGAGACCTGACCGTCGCACGCTGCAACCAAGGCAAGGGAAGTATGCGCCTGTCAGTTGACGAGCGCGGTGTGCATTTCGAGTTCGAGGCTCCGAAGTGTGATCTCGGCGACCGCTGTCTGGAGATGGTTCGCCGTGGCGACTATTCGGGTTGCAGCTTTGAGTTCTATCCGAAAGATTACGAGGTGGAGCGCACAAAGGGTGCAGATGGTAAGGATGAAGTGAAGATCATCCACAAGGAATTTGAGTTCATCTCAGCACTCACCATCGGTATGGACCCTGCCTACCGCCAGACGACTGTCAACGCCCGCGAGTTGTCGAAGCCGCAGGAAACTGAGGAAGAGAAGGCAGCCCGCGAGAAGGCCGAGCGCGAGGAGCGCGAACTGGAGGAGCAGGCACAGCGTCAGCGCGAGGAGATTGCCATGCGCAACTACTTCCATCGCAAGAGGACGATTGAATTAGAAAAATATAGTTATTAACAATTTAAATTTTTACGATTATGAAACAAATGACTAAGAGCGAACTTCAGGTTCGCAATCGTGAGATTCAGGACCGCATGGCGGAACTGAACGACAAGGCTTACGAAGAGAAGCGCGAGTTCACCGCTGAGGAGAAGGCCGAGTGGGGTAAGCTCTCTCAGGAGGCTGACTGGGTACGTGAGCAGATCAAGAATCTGTCAACCGACTCAGAGCTGGCCAAGATTCGTGAGAACGAGGACAAGAACGCCAAGCTGCGTGAGCTCCTGAAGGACAATGGTCAGAAGCGTGAGATTCTTTTGTGGCCTGCCACTGAGGGCAGCACCAGCAACATCACCGCATCTGGTGCCATCAACCTCTCGATTAAAGAGTTGATCCCGACACTCCACGAGGGTCTCGATCTACCTTCTACTCTGAAGGTCGTGACTGGTGTCGTAGGCAACGAGATTTGGCCCGTCAACACCGACGACGTGGAGATGGAAGAGGTAGGTGAGGTTGAAGCTCTCAACGACCAAGTTGTGAACTTCGCCAACATCACGCCCGCTCAGAAGCGTGTTGGTCTGAAGGTGCCCGTGTCTAACATGGCCATCGACAACGCTGCCTTCGACCTGATGGCATTCGTTCAGACCAAGTTCACCTTGGCTCTCCGCAAGTATCTGGCCAAGAAGATTTATTCTCAGGCCAACTGGAGCGGCAACAAGGGTCCGTTCGCTAACCTCTCACCGAAGGGCACCATCAACCTCAACAACAATGCCTACAAGAGCATTCTGAAGGCAGTTGCTGAGTTCTCTGACAAGGGCTTCTATGAGGGCAACGTGGTGCTGATCATGGACCGCGCTACCGAGGCCGAGCTGAAGGCTACCCCGAAGATTGCCGGTGCCGCTGGTGGCTTCGTGATTGAGAACGGTCTGTGCGCAGGCTATCCCTACGTGCTGACTCACTACATCAACACCACCCTGAATGGCAACAAGCTCGTTGCTACCGCTACCAAGAGCATCGGTATCGGTTACTTCGAGTGGTTCGCACTCCAGCAGCACGGTGAGGTTCGCTTCGTGATTGATCCAATCACGCTCGCCGACAAGAACGTGACTCGTCTGGTGCTGAACACCGCTTGGTCAATGACCGACCTGTCTATCTACATCAACGGTGGCGACAAGGAGGCCGGCTATCCCACGCAGGCATTCGCCCTGTACACTGTCGAGGGTGGTGACATCAGCTCCAGCGACATCTAAATCTCTCACGCACTTTTCTGGGAATTTTCATAGTTCCGCCGGCGGGCACGCCGATGCAGCAGCAAGGGCAGACTGCCCGCCGGTTAGGAAAAGTGGATAATGAATAGTATTACAAACCACTCGCAGCAGTACCGATGAGTCTTATCACTGACAAGGTCTTCTACAATGCGCTTCGCTCCAATGCCTCCCTGATGGAGCAGGTTGGGGGTAGGATTGAATCTACCTCCATCCCTGTTCCTGATGAGGATTTGTACAACGAGCCCGTGCCCTACATCATCATCACCTTTGACGGCCTTCAGAACGATGGCTTCACCAAGGACAACAATTTCGAGGGCAATCAGGACAAGGTGCAGGTGTCGATAGAGGTGGCAGCAGAGAGCCGCGACGAGCTGGGTCAGTTGATGACCGAGATTCGCCAGACGGTGATCAACTATTTCGAGGACACCGAGGGCCATGCCTGGGACGACTACGACTACATACCGACGAACTACACGTTCACGGCCAGTGCCGTAGGCTACGACTCAATGAAGCCTTGCTATTATCAGACGCTGACGTACAACTGCGACACAAATCCCTAATAGATTATGGCAACAATTAAAGGTCAGAACCTTCGCGTGATGGTCGGCGGCAAGTGTATTGCTATGGCCACCTCATGCACGTTCCACATCAGTGCTCAGACCGAATCTGCGTCAACGAAAGACGACGCAAACGATTTCGAGGTGAACGAGGTGGTGGGTCTGTCTTGGGATGCCAGCACCGACTCTCTGGTGACATTGACCGACAACGGTACGAATGGCGAGTTGCCTACCGACCTGATGTCGCTTATCATCAACAAGACGGCTGTGACGCTCTCGTTCGACACCACATCAGGCACCAACAACCGCACCGGCAATAACTCAGCCATCAAGAAGAGTGGCACGGCCTACGTGACCGACTATTCGATCACCGCACAGAACCGAGCCAACTCCACTCTCAGCGTACAGTTCACGGGTAGTGGTCCGCTTTCATAGCGTTCGCCGGATTCTCTCAACAATAACCGTTCGGGAGCCTCGCAACCACCCCTGGAGGCGAGGCTCTTTTATCACAAACAAATCATCAAGAATTATGGCAACAATTAAAGGTCAGAACCTTCGTATCTTGCTCGGCCCCGACACGAGCCATCTTCAGTGCGTGGCCGCTGCACAGTCGTGTACGGTGCATGTCAGCGCGGTCGTCGGCGATAGTTCGTCGAAGGATAGCGAAGGCGACTGGGAAGTAAAAGAGGTGACGGGCTTGCAGTGGGATGTAGAGACCACCGCACTCATCAATGCCGATGCCGACAGTGGTGCCCGCGACCTGAGCGAGCTCGTGGTGGGGCAGACCTACTATGTGCGCTTCGCCCATACCGCCACCACCGCCAACTCGAAGAACCGCAACCCCATCAGCACCGATGCAAGCTACTACGGCAAGGCCATCCTGACCGACCTTCAGATCAACGCCCAAGACCGCCAGGAAACCACCTACACCGCCAAGTTCATCGGCGATGGCGACCTCCAGCCGTGGGCATAAACAATTAAAACAAAAGGAACTATGATTGCAGAAAAGACTATTAAGATTTGCGGCAAGGAAGTGCAGATGCGCTATTGTGCCGCAGCAGAGACCGGCTACGAGCGACTTTCGGGCCAGTCGTCAGACATCTTCGTGCCCGACGTGGAGAAGGACGAAGATGGAAACATCAAAAACGTCATCCAGAAGGCCAAGGCCGACGACTACATCAAGTTGGCCATTGCAGCCATCATCGCGGCCTATGCCCGAAAGGAGCAAGACCCGCCAATCACCGCCGACGACATCATCTACGATGCAGAGCCAGAAGAGGTGTCGGCACTCATCACGTCGGTGGTTGAGTTGCGTGCCAAGTGGTACAACATTCCTACAGTCGTGTCTGAGCAGAACGACACACCCGAAGAGACGGAAGAAGAAGGCGACGACAAGCCAAAAAACGCATAACCGCTCACGACAACTTCCAGTTGCTCGTGGGCGAGATCGGCATCCCGCGCCTTGAATACCTCTACGACCTCGAATATTGGGAAATCGTCTTGATTGTGCGGGGCTACTTCCGCAAGAGCCGCGAGATGTGGAGCGCGACACGCTGGCAGACCTACAACCTGATGTGCGTCTCAATGGCCGACCTGAAGAAGGTAGGCATCTACCGCCCCACAGACCTCATCCGATTCCCGTGGGAGAAAGACCTGCCAGAAACCGGTGCCACAGGCCCCACCAAAGCCGAAGTCGAAGAGATGCGCCGCATAATGATGGAGGAAAACGCCAGAATTGAGGCGGCACAGAAGGGAGCAGAAGAATGATAGTGTTTTTCGTGGTATTACTTTTTAATTGTAGTAAACCCTGCGCAGCGATGCGCGGGGTTTATGTATGGTAACAATAGAAGTAAACGAATCAGTTGCCCGCAATCAAAACGAGGCTTTGGCTGCGCTTTTTGTGAACAATAAAGACACAAGAAAACGCATCCGAAAAATCATACGTGAAGAACTGAAAGATGCCGTAAAACGCGTAAAAGAAGACGCCAAATACGCAATGGATTCCGATCCACGAAAAGCATATAGAGCCGTTAAATATTCCATTTATAGAAAAATTCTCGGAGGTAATATTTCAATTCTTCAAAGACGGAAGGCAGGCACAAGATACAGGCTTATTAGAGAACGAAAACTCGACATCAATCCGCATCAGCGAGGAGGAAACAGAAGAAAGCGCAGTGCGAGGACAGAAGCATTAGACACCTACTTCGGAGCAGACAGAAACTTTGTTTTAAGGTTCCTCAATAGCGGAACAACCATGCGCCATACAATATACGGAAATCGCGGGATGATTGGAGCCCGCAACTGGTTTACAAATGACGCACCGCACGAGATGGATATAGCAGCAGAAAATCTTTCGGCTGTCATCGAAGAAGAATTGGCAGCAGCATACAAGGAAATAGATAAAACATAAGATATGGCACAAAGTTTAGTAAAACTTACGCTTGAGAGCAATCAATATGAGCGGAATCTTAAAAACGCTCAGAAGCAGCTCAACGACTTCACACGCAACATCGGTGTGAACATGAAATCGTTGTCTGGTATGGCACTTGCAGCAGGTGCCGTGACTGGGGCTTTGAAAGTCATGAAGGATGCCTTCTTTAATTCCGAAACGTCACTCGATGAATGGGGCAGGACGGTTGAATCTACAAAGGCTCTTTATGCAGGATTTCTGGACGCTCTCAATAATTCAGATATAAGTGGGTATCTTGACCGCATGAACTCAATTATTGATGCGGCTCGAGAAGCGTATGATGCAATGGACCAACTCAACACGTTCAATGCATTTAATCAGGTGCAATCTGCAAGAGGTAAGGCCGGATATGCGCAAGCACTCGATGAATATAAACTGAACCCAACGGCAGAGAACAAGGCCGCACTTGCAGCAGCTAACAAAGCTGTGATGGAAAATATCAAGGCGCAACAGCAATACACGAAAGAAGCATATAATAAGGCATTAAGAAATCTCGGTACACAAAGAGGCTTGCAGGGGAAGCAGTTGCAAGATTTCATAAACTTATTCCAAAACAAGTCTTATGCTGAACTTCAGGCCGCTAAAAACTCATACGGAACTGGTAGAGGATTAAATGCCGGTTCGCAATATTATTATGGCGATAGGGTGTACGATGGCCGCGTTCAGGACCGAAGCACCGGCAAATGGCGTGACCTGACAGAGGCAGAAACACAACAATTTGAATTTGCCCGCGCACTTAGCCAAACAAATGATGAACAAATCAAGGCAGTCCAGGCTCTTGGTGCTCAGGTCGAGGGATTAAGTGAAGCAATATATCAGCAGGATCGGTCGTACAATAGAATGGCTGGTAATAACGCGGGGAAGAATAATACCAGTAATTCTGGCGGTGGCGGTGGTGGTAGTCGTGGTGGTCGAACATCCGTCGCCACTATGTCAGAGGATCAGGAAAACAATTTAAAAATCCAAAAACTGACACAAGAGTATGTTCAAGCTACAGAAGACCGACAGGAGGCCATACGTGAAGAGATAAAGGTGTTGCAAGATCGCAATGCCGTCATCAAGCAGATGAAGGATGAAGCACTCGGCAAATACAAACCCATTGAACCGATGGGCGAGGCCGAAGGAATCATGCCTTCATTCTACAAAACGCCGACACAGACACTTCAAGAAACTCAGTTCCCAATCAAAACTCAGCTTGATGTTCTGAATGATGAACTGAAGAAGCTGATTGCCTTCCGTGATCAGTCGATGACCAGCGATGAATATAAGAGCCGCGACTTCTTTGTTAAAAACAAGCAAGCAGAGATAGACGACTATATGGGTCGCAGCAAGAAAAGCGGCACAAGCAGCAAGGAAGCCATCGACAAGCTGACCAGCAAAATGTCAACATTGAGTTCTGGTATAACGAGCATTACAAGCGGATTGCAGGCGATGAATGTGAACATACCAGAAGAATTGCAAGAAGCCATCAATGTGGTCAACGGAATGATTTCAGTGATTCAGGGTGTATCTTCTATTATATCCGTCTTCTCGACTGGTGCAGAGAATGCGAACACCATCGCAACTCTTGCAAACACAACGGCCCTTGGTGCTTTGACAACGGCTATGATTGCCAATACAACCGTGAACGCCATCCCGTTCTTCCGTGGCGGTGGTGTCGCTCATGCTGCGCATGGATTCGTGCCAGGAAACAACCACAATGACAACATCCCAGTGATGGTGTCAAGCGGCGAGCTCATCTTGAACCGCGCCCAGCAGGGCAATATCGCCTCGCAGTTAGATGGCAACGGCTTGCAGAACCTACATCTTGAAGCAATACTGAGGGGAGAGGACATGCGCCTCTCATTGAAGAACAATGGCCGCAGGACTGGTCGCGGCGAGTATGTAACCACTAATTTCAGACGTTATGGCACGGGCTATTAAATATAGACTTCAGTTCAAGAGCAAGGACGGCACCGGCTGCTTGGTTAACATCTGGGTGGAAGGAGCATCGTCGAGTGCGGTCACCTCGAAAACGGGTGCCGACGTGCCGTTTGCGGTAGAAAGTGGCGTGACGGCTCTGACGGGTGCCGAGCATCCGATAGAGTGGGAAGAGGACAACGACGACAGCCTGCTCTCGGTGGTGCGCACTAAGACTGGCTATCTGCGCGTAGTAGAGGAGTCGTATGGCGATCTGCGCAGCATGTACCCAACTACCGACACGTCGCACTTTGTGGAGTTCTACTATGGTTCGACGCGCTACTTCACCGGCTTCATGCAGGCACAGGCTTTCGATGCAGAGTGGGCTCCAGGGCCTCGCGTGATAGACTTCCAGATTCAATCACCCTTGGCTGTGGCAAAAGGTCTGCGCTTCACCGCACCCACCAACCCAGGCTTCACGAATATCGGCACGCTGCTCTATGAGGCGTGCAGCCTGATGAATGCCAATATCAGCCACATCATCATCCCCGACGGCATCAGCATCAACTCGACGAGCTTCACACCATTGTGGCGCATGAGCACGCTGGTATGCTGCCCGTTCAACGACGAGTTCGACCGCAGTGCAAACGGCAGTAATTCGCTCTATGCCCCGCTGACGGTGTATGAGTTCATTGAAGGCTTGTGCAACTGTCTCGGTCTGATGGTTCATGACATGCCGAACTATCTCGTGTTCAGCCGCTACGACTATACTGGCACCTACTATAATTATGACGTATCGACGCTGACCGACATCAACCCAAGCGGCACACCATCGCAACGCGGCAACTACGAAAAGGACTACAGCAGCACACCCATCCTGAGCGACGACAACCGCGAGGATGAAATATCACCCATCAACAAGCTGGAGTTGAACTATGAGGGTGACTTCTTCGAGAGCGAAGGTATCAACTATGACCACACACGGGCCAATTACGTGGTAGGTACTGGCTCGACAAGCTGCCAACTCGTGCCAGTAGGCTATGAGGTGGAGAGCAGTCTGCTGACAACAGGCGTGCCGAATGCAAGCAACCCAGGTGTAAGCATGGGCGCATGGGGTGGCGGTAAGAATATCGAGGAGTGCTTCTTGATTTTTGCCAGCTCGTGGTCATCGACACTGAAGGTTCTGACATACCGATTCCTGATACCACCGAAGAATGGCGGCTTCACCGTGACCATATCTGCAAAGCAAGGCACCAACTTGGACGAGCCTGGTGGTGGTGCGCTTTCGTTCGGCGTGATTGTGAAGAACAGCAGCTACTACTACAATGCTGCCGACGGTGCGCACACATGGGGCTCGTCGGAGGTGGTGAATACCGTGTCGCGTCTCGAAGGAACAGTCGATTTGAAGGTAAAGGTGGATTCGGCTTGTCCGGCTGCAAACCAACCGCTCGAAATCATCATCGTGGCCGGACAGATGAACTCGGCTGGCTTGATCCATCTGGAAGACATCAACGTCTCGCAAGGTGACACCCCAGGCGGCAAATACTATCAGGAGCTGCTGAACGATGGCAAGAGTCGCAAGACATTGAAGGTGGATAACGGCTCAAATATGGAAGCATCCATCTCGCTGCTTTTCAACACCGCCATCAAGAACAAGTCGATGCTGTTGCCTGCCGGCGCAAATGCCTACCGCGACGGAGCGATGCCCTGCACCTACGACTATATGTTCCAGGCGCAACGTCGCGTGGTTATCGACACCTTCATCAGTCATGTGCCGGTGATGTACACCCAACTCGCCCTGTTCCAGATAAGCGGCTGGCACTGGCGCGTCACATCGGTAGGCTTCGACCCGTGGAACGACAAGATGCGGGTAGTGTTAGTTTATTCTCCAACCATTTAAATATTGAGCATTATGGCATCAAACGGAAACAACGTACTGGTTTATACGAACGACCATGTGATTGGCTGCACCCGATCGAACGACATACAGACCGATTGCGACACAATAGAAATCGCATCGGCCACGCAAGGCGCATGGCGCGAGTTCATGGCAGGCCGCAAGAACTGGAGCATCACGGTGAACTATCTCGTGGCTCCAGATACGTCGGCTCTGAGTATCTCAGGCGGCACAGGATTGAAAGACCTGCTGCAAGTGGGCAACACCTTCACGCTGAAGATATACAAGCGCGGGGCAACAGCCGTGGTGCTTCAGGGCAATGCAATCCTGAAGACCGTCAAGATCACCGCCACACGCGGCAATCTGATTCAAGGATCGTTCCAATTCGTCGGCAAAGGGCAAT